GACCAAACTGGAACACATTGAGAAACTTGAGCTCTTGCTAGAAAAGCAGAGAGTGATGTATACTAGGTTGTCCCTTTCAGATGACCCACAAGCGGTTGAGATGAAAGAGAACCTACGCAAATCAGTAGCACTAATGGGATTCCCACCAGAGACTGATATGCAAATATTATTCAATAGTATGAACAAGACAATTGAATCTCTCAAGCAATACATTGACCGCTGAGAGAAATTCTGTTATACTATCCGAGTAATCCCCCGAATCCAAACTATCCGAGGTAATCCAAATGTCTTTTGCTGACCTTAAGAAGCAATCTAAACTTGGCAATTTGACCGCAAAACTGGTCAAAGAAGTTGAAAAAATGAATACTACAAGCGGTTCTGGTGACGACCGTGTATGGAAACTGGATGTAGATAAGAGCGGCAATGGTTATGCCGTGATCCGTTTCCTTCCTGCTCCGAACGGTGAAGATCTTCCGTTTGTGAAACTCTACAGTCACGCATTCCAAGGTCCTGGTGGTTGGTACATTGAGAACTCTCTGACTACTCTGAATCAGAAGGATCCTGTTTCCGAATACAACACTGAACTGTGGAACAACGGCACTGATGCTGGTAAAGAACTGGCACGTAAGCAGAAGCGTAAACTGACCTATGTTTCTAACATCTATGTGGTGAAGGATCCTGCCAATCCTGAAAATGAAGGTAAGGTGTTCCTGTTCAAGTACGGTAAGAAGATCTTCGACAAACTGACTGCCGCAATGCAACCCGAGTTTGAAGACGAAGAAGCAATTGATCCGTTTGACTTCTGGCAGGGTGCCAACTTCAAACTGAAGGCAAAGAATGTTGCTGGTTATCGCAACTATGACTCCTCTGAGTTTTCTCCTCAAGGTCCTCTTCTGAATGATGATGACGCAATGGAAGCAATCTGGAAGAAGCAGTATTCTCTTGCCGAACTTGTTGCCTCCGATCAGTTCAAGTCCTATGAAGAACTGAAGAAGCGTCTTGACTATGTACTTGGTAATAAAGGCACTCCTCGTTATCAGGATCCTGAAGAGTTTGATGAAGATAACACTCGTGGTCCTGTGAAGGATCTTGATGAAGATCTTCGTACCGAACTCAATAATCTTCAACCTACTCGTCGTACTACGGCAGTTGATGAAGATGACGATGATGATACACTTTCGTACTTCGCAAAATTAGCATCAGATGATTGATGTCTAAATAATATTGCTCTAACAAGGTCGCACTTTTAGAGAAGGGTGGAGAAATCCACCCTATTTTATTATAAATACTATTGCGACCTTAATTTAGAAGCAGATGGAATACTACACTTACGCATATTTGCGTGAAGATGGAACTCCCTATTACATAGGTAAGGGAAAGGGTAGAAGAGCTTTTTTAAAGCATAGTGGTTTTTACCCACCATCAAAAGATAGAATTTTATTTTTAAAGAAAAATCTTACAGAAGAACAGGCATTTAATCACGAAATCTATATGATTTCTATTTTTGGTAGAAAAGATTTGGGAACCGGAATTCTTCATAATAAAACTAATGGTGGTGATGGATGTTCCGGTAAAATAATGACGGAGCAAGATATTAAAAATAGAAGGAAAGGAAGACTTGGAAAACCTTTATCAGAATCTCATAAAAGAAAAATAGCAGAGGCAAATAGAGGAACTCCAAAAACTATGACTGAAAAAAGAAGGCAGTCTGATATAGAAAAAGGTTTAAGAGCAAGAGGAAAATTAGTTGGTGATGAGAATCCATCCAGAAGACCTGAAGTTAGAAAAAAAATAAGTGAATCTTGTAAAGGAAGAATTCCCTGGAATAAGGGCAAAAAATTGACGAAGGATTGATTCTGTGCTATAATAATGGGGAGGCAGAGGTCTCCCCTTTTTTATGAAGTCTAATTTTTACATTGATCGAATTACTAAGCAGCAAGCAGGAGAACTGCTGCTTAAGTATCATTATCTTAAAGACTTTTCAAAAGGATTTAGATCAGGATACAACTACGGTCTGTATAAGGGCAACGATTTCTGCCCTTTGAATATTGGTGGTATACAGGGAGTTTGTGTTTTTACTGGACTTCCTGTGCCTGAAGTGGCAAAAGGTGCATTTGGACTTGAACGAAATGATCAACAAGGACTTTTTGAATTATCGAGACTCTGCATTCATCCAGACACACAATCTAGTGAGTATAATATCACTTCTTGGTTTGTTTCAAGATCGATTAAACAGTTACGGAAGGATACTGAAGTTAAAGCAATCATCTCTTACGCTGATAGTGATTTGCATACTGGCACAATCTATCGGGCTTGTAACTTTAAGTATGCAGGTCTCACAGATTCAAAGAAAGATTTCTACTTTGCAGACGGAACTAAGCACTCTCGTGGCAAAGTAAAAGGTGCCGAGGGGGAATGGAAAGAACGCTCCCGCAAGCACCGATATGTGATGATATTTGATAAGAGTTTAGAACTGTTATGGAAGAGTGACTCTGGTATTCTCAGTACGAATTAAAGTTTCATCAATATATTGTGAGGATCGATCATAAAGCATAATCTGTCTCATATCATTTAGAAACTGTTGTAGATATTCTTGTTTCAACAGATAAATTGATGACTTTTCATTATTTTTCAAAACTTCATACTCATAATTGCTAATTGATACAGTAGGATTTCTGATTGCCACAACGTTTTCTCCAAGAACAGTGGCATCATTTGTATAATATTGATTGTTATCATAATAGTAAATTTTAAAATCTTCATCAACAATTTTACCAGCAGGAAGAATTAATTTACCATCCGAGTCTCTGACTTCAATAGTTTCATAGTGATGCACATCATTCAGTGATGTGCCATATTTTTCTTCTGCATATCTGTAAAGATCATAGTTTGATAGTGGCCATTCATCTCTAACATGAATGATACCAGCAGTCATAAGAACAACCCAGTCAAGTTCTGCATCTCCGTAATATTCCTCTGCCACGGTATCTGGTCTGGCACCCTCTACAATCTCATACTTGTTGAAGATGGTGAAGATGCCTTTTAGATCATCACGTAACTTGTTTCTTCTGAATAAGTTCTTGACTCTAAGATAACTTTGTGACGAGATGCTATCCGAAAGAAATGATTGATAGTCTACGTCTGGTAGTTCTCTGAAGTATCCCATCTTAGTAACCTACTCCTCCTGCACTACTGTAATCATCAGCATAAATTGGTTCAAGTTCCTTAAATCCAAGATCCATAATCATCGAAACTGGTGTGCCACCACCATCGTTAATTGCTCCACCATAAGTTGCATATGTACCTTCACCGGTATAATTTACTGACATGTCAGTGAGAAAACATTGTTTAAATCTGTGTAAAAATGGATGTGCTCCATTTCCTTTCATGTAAGAAAGTTCGAATATATTTGGGGTGGATAAGTACAAATTTGAAATTGTACTTTTTGAATCATTAAATCCTTTTAAATCTGATGACCGTCCAGGAGCCATATTCTGTTTTAGTGTTCTTATAATACTTTTAACTTGTGTTGCCTCTTCAAGACTTCTTGGAGTTAATTTAAAAGAAAATTTAAAAGACCTCAAAGTAACCCCATCAAATAATAGTTCCATATTTGGGTTTAAAATATTTCCACTCTGTCTTGCTAATAGTTGTGATGGAGTAAGATTTCCTCCAAAAGGAATATTTGCTGCCTGTGTTGCTAAATTTCTTAAAAAATATTCTTTTGCTTCAGGACTAAAAAGTGTATTAGTACTGCTCTTTAGTGCATTTGTTATGGACATCCCAACATCAAATTCAGCATCTGCAAAAGCATTTTGAACAATTCCTAATGTTGCAGCGGTTAATCCATCTAAACTTCCTTCTGTATATTTTACTGAATTTCCATCTTGAATATTTGAAGGTATTGGTAGTATAATTATACCCTTAAAACTTTTTGTATTTTTTCTTCCGTTTTGATTTACAGAATATGGTGCCCCTGTTGGTCTACTTTGCCCCCTTACAGTTGTAGATCCAGGTCCTATTGTTCCCGTTGGCGCATCAGTGCTTCTTGTAAGACCTGAAGGAGTATAATCTACAATTCCAATTCGCAAAAAATCTGACGTTTTATTGAGTTCACCAAGAGGATATCTAAATTGCGGTATGGAGTTCGCCATTTATTTTTTTTAATTATTTAGAAGGATTTTCTAAAAGATCTGCATATGATATTCTTTTCATATCTGGAAGTTCTTCTTCTTGAACAGGATGAAGATCACCAATGATTTCACTCCAAGTGTACTGTCGAGATTCTCCCCAGTGAAAATTAAGTCCAGTAAACCCCCAATAAAATACTCCCGTTACGGCAACTAAAGGATAAGGATCATAACTCATTCCAGGAGTTTTGGCATTATAAACGAAAGTATAGATATCTCCAACCCGAGCACTGGTTTTACTAACTGATGGTAGAGTTTCTTTGATTCTCTGCATCATATCTGCAGGTTTTTCAAGACCATTGATTTCGTCTACAATTTCTCGCAGA